AGCAAGCCCGCTTCGCTGAGGTTGGTGGCGGCGCCCATGTAGTTGATGCTGCCCGCAGCGACCTGCTGCTGCACGCCAGCCATGTTGCGCGCGGTCGAGGACGAACCGGCATTCAGAACCTGAGCGGTGCCGACGAAGGCGTTCTCAAGGTCGCGCTTGAGGGCCGCCGAAGTCTTGCTCATCTGGTACGCAAGCTCCTTCGCGCGGCCATAGGCCAGAGACGCCTGCGCGGTCTCGGAGACCTTCACGGCTTCCACGAAGATTTGCGTCTGGTTGTTGCGCATGACCGTGGGGACCACGGTGATGTCGGACGGGTCAGCACCTTCAACAGCCGCAGCGCCAGTGCCGTTCACAGAGCGCAGCGAGTCTTCCTGCCACTGGAACAGCGGCTGGTGGATTTTCTCGCTGCCGATGCTGGAAAGAAAAGGAGTCTTTCGGGGTGAAATGTTGGTGATGATGTCGGAAATATTTTCCTTGAGGCCGACTTCCTGAAAGGTCTGATAGGTAGCCATAGTAAATAAGTGTCTTTCTGAAACTAAATAGGTAGTGCGAGATTAGTTGTTGTCGCCGCCGAACAACGACATGAAGGCGTCCTGAGTGGCTTCCATTGAGCCCCCGGCTTTCTTCTGGTTAGCTACGGCCTGCTTGCGGCCGACAGCGCGGTTGGTGTCTTGGCTGGGTGGTGCGGAGATGGTCGAGGACTTCACAATCTTCTTAGGAGCCTTGTTGACCTTCTGCGTCACGACCTTCTGCTGTCCCTTGTGGAACTGCATGGCCATGTGGATCAGTTTGAACGCGGCCGGATCAGCGAGGCTGTTGACCATGTCCTTGTTGGCTCCAACGCTGACAGCGAACTCGCGCATGTCGTTGTAGAGCTTCTGATCCCAACCCTTGATGTAGGTGGGCGACGTTTCGTCAGTGAGCGCTTTGATGCACGCCTTAGCTGCTTCGGCCTGTGTGGCCTGCTGCTGTGACTGCACCTCTTGCATGAAGCCGTCCAGCTGGCTCGTAAGGAACGTCTCGTTCTCAAACGCAGCCCGTGCGGCTTCTTGCAGGGCGCCAACGTCCTCAGCGGATACGGTGGGGTCCTTCATCAAGGCTGCCCAATTCACGTTCCGGTAGGGGTTAGCTGCTTCCTGCGCACGCTTCACCATAACGTCGAGTGCAGCGAGGCTCTTGGCCTGCGCATGCTCAGCGACTTTGGTGCGCTCAGCGACTTCTTGGGATTTCTTCGTCAGGCTGGCCTCTTGGCCAAACAGACGCTTGAGGTCCTTTACGGCAACCTCGTGCTCTTCCTCGCCTACTTTGACCTTGACGTATGTTCCCTCATCGTCGGCGTACTTCTTCGCCTTGGTCTCTTCGGTATCGCCTTCGGTCTCTTCAGTGTCCTCGGATGACGTTTCCGCGTCCTCGGTATCACCGTCGTTCTCGTTAGCGTTGGTATCAGCTTCCGTGTCCTCCGAGACTTTCGCCTCTTCGGTCTCGCCCTCTTTGTGCTCTTCTTCGGATGGCTTTTCAGCGTCCAAGAGTTTCAGAAAGGCATTAGTGCCATTGTCGTCAAAATCTTCAGTAACGTCCATAAGGATAGTTAGCTCTGTCAGTCAGTGGGTTGGTTTTCGAGCGCTTGCTGTTTAGCTAGCGTCTCTGCGGCCTCAGCAAATTTGCTCATGAGGCTCGTGAACTCGGTAAAGCCCGAGTAGGCAGCGTGGAGGCCCTCACGTTTCTTGGTCTCGTGGGGCAGTGTGGCGAGCATGTCGGTAGCCATCTGCTGACCGAATAGCTGCATAAGCGCTTGGAAGCGCTCGTCCCCGAGGAGTCCTTTGCAGAACTCCCCGAGGGTCATGATTGTATCGTCGTTCAAGTGTTAGCCCTGCTTGCTTCCGAGGTAGCCAAGCATCCGCTGGATCAGGCCGCCTTGGTCTTGCTGCGGCGCCTGCTGAAGCGGTGCGCCTCCTACCGACGTTGGACCGTAGGCGCCTTGGATGGAGCCGTTGGCGTTGGTGCCGGGGGCGCCCGTGCCTGCGCCTATAAGGTTCATCACGCTAGGGAGGATACCCCTTGAGCCCCAAGTGCCGCTGCCCTGTGTGGGGACAGAGGCTTGCGCTCTAGCTGCGCCCTGTGGGTCAATTAGCTGCCCGGTAACCGGGTCACGCATCATCGCCGCGTTGTGCTGGAAGAAGCCCATCTGCGGCTGTGGCTGTGGGGCCTGTGCAGGACGAGCCATGGGCATAGGTACCGGCGCCCCGCCCGTAGGCTGTGCTTGGGGTCCGGCCGGTGCCTGCGCCATAGTCTGCGGGAAGCGTGATGCTACCTGCTCTGCGGGCGAAGGCATCGCTGACGGAGGCTGCATCTCACCGAAGCGGTTAGCTACCTGCGCCGCTGGCGTAGGCTGCATACCTGGCTGTCGTTGGTTAGCCATAGCTGTTGGATCGAACATCCCGGGGCCACCGAAGGCCATAGGAGGAAAGAGCCCCGAGCCCGAACCTACGTTCGAGCCTGAGTTACGCATGGTAGCGGCGGCCCTTTCCAGAGCCGCCCGCAGTGCGTTCGTTTGGTCGTATTGCATGTTATGCCTTAGCGTGCGCCTTCGTCCTCTGCGCTTGGATGGCTACCGTGCGGTCCTCTTCAGCGTTGTGATGCTGAAGGGCTACCTGTGCCTTCTGAAGCTGAAGCTCGGCCTCGTCATGGATGATGCGGTGCGCCGTGTCGGCGTCCTGCCTGTTGTTGGTGCGGTCGTGGTCGAGCACCTTCATCGTCAGGTCATGACGCTTCAGGTCGTTCTTCTGCTGACCTTCAACAGCAAGTCGCTGTTCCTTCACCTGATGGCTCTGCGCAGTAATGACAGCCGCTTGCGCGGTGGTCTGCTTGGCCTGTACTTCCTGCATCTTGATCGGATCAGGCTGCGGTTGCGGAGGCGGTGCATTCGGATCGAGATACGCGGGCCAGCGCGTGAAGCTCTTCAGCTTCGCGATGTCAGACAGCATCTGATAACGCTGCTGCGGGCCGAACATGTTGCCGAGCGCCGGGTCCTTAGCCAGCATCTGGTAACCCTGTCCAAGCTCAGCCGCCGCCATGTCCTTCTCGCCGTAGCCGAGGTGTTGGCTAACAGTGCAAGTCTTGCGGTCGGTCCACTGATGGACGTTGCACTTGAGCGGAGCACCGGCAACCTCAATGAACTCAGGCTGCTTGACGTGCAGGATGGCCAGCCGGATGACTTCGATCATCAGGGGCACAAGGAAGTTGTTGGCGAAGTTGCGGGCCATAATCTTAGCTCGCTGGCCACTCGCCTTCATCATGTTGTCCACCAGACCCTGAGAGTTCTGGGTGCTGATGGCGTCCTTGTTGAGACCCTGAGACAGCGCAGAGATGCCCGTGGACTTCTCGTTGGAAGTGTCGAGCAGCTGGAGCGTCTGATAGATGTACGGGTTTAGGTTCGCCTGCGGGAGTGCCGCAACACTGTCCGGGCGCCGAACGTTCACGATGCCGCCGAGGCGGTTATCAAGAAGCTCGCGCGGATTCATCAGGCCACCGTTGACCACAGCGTAACGCGGGTTCGTGGTGATTGCCGTATGATCCAACACGCCGCGCATAAGCACGGTCTTTGCGTTCTGGACGGGGACGACACGGCCCGCGAAGTTGTCTCCATAGAAGACACCGGGGACGGGCAGGGGCACGTAAGCGATGAAGGGGGCCTTATCGACCTCCTGCGGCTTATCGAGCAGCTTGCTGCCCGCGTGGCAGACCTTGTAGAGACGGACGCCCTTAGCGTTGTCAATCTTCATGCGGACGTAGCTCTCGTAGTACACGAGATAGTCCATCTCAGACTGAATGGCGCTGTCGTAGGTCTCTGCCGACTTGGTCGGGCCAGTCCTAGCTAAGACTTCCGGGGAGAACAGAAGCTCCTTGGCGTCGTCCGTGGGGAGCGACATGACCAGCTTCTTGTCGTAGCCCATGTCGATCAGGTCCGCTCGCGTCTTGGGCGTGCGGTGGGCGCAATAGCTGGCGTCTAGGATGCACCGGGCCAAAGGTTCGATAAGGAACTCTTCGGGCATCAGTACGTCGATAGCTACGTGGCTGTTGTCCACCTTGCGGATCAGAGTGCCGCTGTAGGTCCCCATCGGGTCCTGCGTGGCCTCGAACTCGTCAACATCGTCCTGCGCGGCAAGGCCGTGTGCGGTAAGCTCGTCAATGCCTTCGAACTTCTCTTCCGAGTATTCGAAGCTCTCTTCCCAATAAACCTTAGCCACGCCCGCGCGGGCCGTGAGGCCGTTGTAGACCACGTCAGAGAAAATCTGATAGCCGTTGTTCTTGCGGAAGATGGCGTAGGAAGCGTACTCAGTAGCAACCAAGCAGTCCGCGACGCTCATTTGATTGTCGGGATCGAACTTGGCGATGTGGTCGCCGGTAGCGAACACCTCAAGCAGCTGCGCCTGCTGCATCTTCACGCTGTCGTAAACGTCTTGCGAAGTGAAGCTGGAGGAGCCTTCAGAGTTTCGCTTGGGCCATTCGCCGTTCAAGTAGCGGGCCACCCTCTCACGTTCGATGCTCAGTTTCTCTTGTGCCCAGCCCACGGCGTCTTGTGATTTGCTTAGGACGCGGGCTAAAATCTCGTCGTCCGTCAGTTGGCCTTTAGCCATACGTCCTCAAAACTAACTAAATAGCGTTC